TGAAAGATGGTAAAAAAGTTCCTGCATTTGCGGCTGATGGCGAAGGCAAGATGGCTAAAGGTGGCATGGCTAAAATGAAATCAGGCGGCGGTGTTTCTAGCGCCTCTAAACGAGCCGACGGTGTTGCCATAAAAGGCAAAACTAAGGGCAAACTTCTTGCCAAAGGTGGCATGACCAAAATGCGTAATGGCGGTAAATGCTAAATGAGGGCAAGCCGTGGGATGGGGATAATTAACCCTTCTAAAATGTCGAAGACGATCACCCGCAAGGATGATCCGAACAAGGTCAAGATGTATGCCAAGGGCGGTGAGTCCAAGGTAAACGAGGCTGGTAATTACACCAAACCCGGACTACGGAAGTCTATATTTGAACGTATTAAGGCTGGCGGTAAGGGTGGCGCTCCGGGTCAATGGAGTGCCCGTAAGGCTCAAATGATGGCTCTTCAATATAAAAAGGCGGGCGGTGGTTACAAAGACTAGTTTTCCTATCTACGATTCCAAAAAAGATGGAAACGTATTTGATTGGTTAATTAGTACAGCCCAAGATTTTAGAAAGATTAGACAAAGAGAACGAAATGCCGAACTTGAAAAAGCCTCAACAAAGTCTGAAGGCATGGACTCAACAAAAGTGGAGAACTAAAAGTGGCAAACCTTCTACGCAAGGATCGCAGGCTACAGGGGAAAGATACCTCCCGTCCAGCGCCATCAAAGCGCTCTCCCCGCAAGAGTACGCCGCAACCACGAAAGCCAAGAGAGCCGGTAAAGCCCAAGGAAAGCAGTTTGTTCCTCAGCCTAAAGGCGTGGCTAAAAAAGTTGCTCCGCATAGGAAAATAGGATGACCACATCCGGCACCACCTCTTTTAACCTAGATCTCAATAACCTCTTAGAAGAGGCTTTTGAGCGTTGTGGCTCGGAACTTCGTTCGGGTTACGACCTTAGGACAGCAAGACGCAGTTTAAACTTACTCACTGTTGAGTGGTCTAACCGGGGGGTTAACCTTTGGACTATTGAGGCACGTAACTCGTACAGGAACTGGTGCAAATCAAGCCGATTTAACGATCACCCGTATTAGTGTTTCTACCTATGCCACGATCCCAAATAAGTTGGCAACAGGCCGTCCTATTCAGGTTTGGGTAGACCGTCAGTCGGGCGCTACCTACCCTCCCGGCGGAAGACCCGAGGGTACAAATACAACCACCGGGGTTGACCATCCCCAAATCTATGTATGGCCTGCCCCGGATCAGAGCAATTTTTACACGTTCGTGTATTGGCGTATGCGGCGGATTCAAGACTCTGGCAACGGCGTTACTACACAAGACATACCTTTTAGATTTTTAAACTGCATGGTTGCCGGGTTGGCATATTACCTTTCTATAAAGATTGCCCCTGATCGCACCGCTGTTTTGAAGTCTCAATATGATGAACAGTGGGCATTTGCCTCTGAGGAAGATAGGGATAAATCTGCCGTTCGTTTTGTTCCTAGAAGAATGTTTATTGAATAATGGGAAATAAATTTGCTTCTGGAAAAAATGCGATTGCCATGTGTGATCGCTGTGGGTTCCAGTACAAGTTAAAGCAGTTGAAGGGATTGATCATTAAAACCAAGAACGTAAATATCTTGGTTTGCCCTTCTTGTTGGGAACCGGATCAGCCCCAGTTGCAGTTAGGGATGTATCCAGTAGATGATCCGCAGGCTTTAAGGAACCCACGTAAGGACACCAGTTATTTGCAGGGTGGTTTAACAGGATTACAATTATTGGCTACCAGTACACCAGTTGTTAATAGTGACGGAACCCCTTCTGGTGGTAGTAGGCAGATTCAGTGGGGCTGGAATCCCGTGGGTCTTGGAAATTCTTTAGATTTACCCATCCCTAATAATTTAATTGGGGCGGGTCAGACAGGCGCAGTGACAGTAACAATTACTTAAGGAGCACATATGAAACATTCAGATATATCAAAAGACAAGCCGATGATGGAAAAGGTGGCTAAGAAAGCCGTCAAAGGCCATGAGGTCAAGATGCACGGCGTTAAAAAGATGGCTAAGGGCGGCAAGACTAATTTAGACATGAAGAAATATGGTCGTGGCATGGCTAAAGTTATGAACCAGCGTAGTGCTGGAAGGGGTCGATAATGCTTAATCAACCCAAACCTGTGCCGGTTCCAAATACTGGGGGATACCCTAATAACGTACCTAATACACAGACGGTTAAAACTCGTGGTACTGGGGCGGCTACAAAAGGCACTAACTCTAGTAAAAAATTGGGGTAAGTAGTGAACTACTCGACGCTGTTTCAGACCATACAAGCCTACGCTGAGAATAATTTCCCAGATACGGTGGTCGCTACTACCACTGCTACGACGACATCTTTTCTTACAAAAGATCAGGTGGACACGTTTATTCGTCAGGCCGAGCAGAGGATATATAACAGCGTCAACCTCCCGGTAATGCGGGAGAACGTAACTGGTACTTGTACAACGGGTAATAGGTTCTTAGCCACGCCCACAGATTGGCTTTCCACGTTTTCATTGGCTCGAATCAATGCTAACGGCAGTTACGATTACCTGCTAAATAAAGACGTTGAGTTTATTCGGGAGTCTTTCCCCATTCCTGCCACTACAGGTGCTCCCACTCATTACGCTATTTTTGATGAGAATACGTTCATTTTAGGGCCGACTCCAGACGCAGACTACACTATGGAGTTGCTTTATTACGCCTATCCGGCATCTATTGTTACGTCGGGTACAACTTGGCTTGGGACTAACTTTGATTCTGTTCTTCTTTATGGTTCATTGTTAGAGGCATATGCGTTTATGAAGGGTGAGAAAGATGTCAATGACAACTATGTAGCCCGGTATAATGAAGCGCTTGCCATGTTGAAACAACTTGGCGAAGGCAAAGACCGTCAAGATACATACCGTACAACTCAAGCAAGGGTTCAAGTCCGATGAGCACGATGAGCGAAGTAGCCTTCCTTTTAGGGGGCAGTCAAGTCAAAGTATTAACAACTTCTGGTCGTGGTTTTACGCCAGAGGAAGTTGCAGAACGGGCCTTAGATAAAATTATTTCTGTAGGCTCGCAGACACATCCTGCCATTCGAGATCAGGCAGAGGTGTTTAAAGATCAAATCCGTCAGGTTTTGGTGTTTTATATGAAGGAAGCCATTAAGTCGCATCATACGACGTTGGCTATCAAGTTCAGGAAAGCAGGACATCCTGAGTTTATTAAACTTTTAGATGAATAAAGGAGCCTAACATGGCTATTACGCAAGCAATGACCACCTCGTTTAAAGCAGAACTTCTGCTTGGGGTGCATGATTTCCGTCCAACAGGTCAAACTGGAGCAGATGCGTTTAAACTTGCTTTGTATACATCCTCAGCCTCATTGGATGCTAATACAACTGCTTACACCGCTTCTAACGAAGTTTCGTCTACCAACACCAACTATACGGCTGGTGGTCAGGCTTTAACCAACACGGGTGTAACGGCAACCAACATTAACGCCAACACCGGCACGGGTTTTACTGACTTTTCCGATGAGACGTTTACTAACGCTAACTTTACTGCTCGTGGCGCTTTGATTTATAACACCACGCCTTCAGCAAACAGTAATGCTAATACTACGTTGACCAATGCATCGGTTTGTGTGTTGGACTTTGGTGCTGACAAAACCGCTTCGGACGGTGACTTCACCATCATTTTCCCAACTAACGACGCATCAAACGCAATTATTCGTATTGCTTAATTAACAAACCTCCCCTAAAGGACAAACTATGATTGGCTGGGGGTTAGGGCCTTATGGGGAGGGTAACTTTGGTGAGGGCGAGCCAAATGCGTTAATTAACGCCACTGGGGTTGAAGCCGTTGGTGAAATTGGCGTTGCTTTTACTAGGCAGTCTGTTGATGTTGAATTAACTGGGGTTCAGGCAGAAGGCGTTTTAAACGCCCTTCCTCCCCTTGCTGGTTGGGGTATTGGTTTTTGGGGTGAAGGCGCTTGGAGTGTAGGTAACCCAAATATCATAGTAAGTGTTACTGGAGTTGAAGGGGTTGGAGAGACTGGAGTTGTTGCATTTGCCATTGAAGCAAATGTATACCCAACCGGGGTACAAGGTAACGGAGAAGTAGGCGAAACAGAAGAAGAATCTGCCTATTATGTTACCGGGGTTCAGGGTTCTGGCGCTGTTGGTTCTTTAAAAATTAGCACCGATGTTAATTACATCGGTTGGGGTTCAGGCCCGTGGAGCCGTGGTGGTTGGGGTGAAGATTTACGTGGGACAAACGTAGATCCTGTATCTGCTACTGGTCAAGTTGGTTCTGTTGTAGTTCGTACTCTTGCAAATGTATTCCCGGTTGGTGTTGAAGGTGAGGGTCAACTTGGCGAGGAAGAAGTAAATGCCAAAGCCAATGTGCAACTTACGGGAGTAGAGGGTGAAGGACAGGTAGGGCAAGTAGTTGCTAAAGCCGAGTCAAATGTAACCGTAACTGGGGTTCAAGCCTCTGGAGAAGTTGGAACTGTACGGGCTACTTTTGGGTACTACGTCACCGGGGTTCAAGGTAATGGGCAGGTTGGAACCGCAAATATAGTTGGTAAGGTAAATGTCTATCCGATAGGGGTTGTTGGTTCTGGGTTTATTAATTCTGTTGGGATTAGCACTAAAGGAAATATTACTCCGGCGGGAGTTCAAGCCGAAGGTGAACTTGGTCAAGAAATTGCTGAAGGTAGTTCTAATTCTCAGGTCACAGGACTTGAAGGTACTACCGAGATAGGGTCTACAAATGGATGGGGTGTAGATGCATGGGGTGATTTTGGGTGGGGTCTTGGAGAAGTAAAACCTGTCACAGTAGTCACCAACGCTAATGTTTATCTCGTAGGGGTTATTGGAACAACGCAGTTAGGTGAAGTTGAAGAAAGTAGAACGGCTAATATACCGGTAACTGGGGTTTTAGGGACTTCACAACTTGGGCAAGTTGTTCAAAAAACTGTTAATAGAATTCCTGTTTCTTTGCTACAGGCGACGGGTTCAGTAGGTAGTGTTGTAGTAAGAATCCCAGAAAGTGTATCTGTAACAGGGGTTCAAGGGCAAGGGCGTGTTGGAAAAGTGCTGATCTGGAGTAAAATTAATCCTAATCAGAACCCCAACTGGATACCTGTTAATGATGTACAAACACCAAATTGGTTGCCGATAGCGGCATAATTTTTAAGGAGTAAAAAATGGCAAGTACGTACAGTAATTTAAAAATTCAACTTATGGCTACCGGGGAAAACTCGGGGACATGGGGTAACGTCACTAACGATAACCTAGGAGTAGCGTTAGAAGAGGCTATTGTTGGCTCGGAAAATGTGACTTTTGCTAGTGGCACAGTTACCTTAACTTTAACTAACACTAACGCCTCACAAACAGCACGTAACTTACGTCTTAATTTGACAGGCACTTCTGGTGGCGCACAAGACTTAATTGTTCCTGCCATCGAGAAGGTTTATATAATTAATAACGGTTGTGCTGACACAATCACTGTTAAGAACTCTACCGGTACAGGTATTGCGGTTCCGGCTGGTAAGACTATGTATGTATATAACGATGGCACTAACGTCGTTGATGCAGTTACTCATTTAACTTCATTAACTTTAGCAACTCCACTTCCTGTTGCCTCTGGTGGTACTGGGTCAGCCACAGCCGCTTTTTCTGGCGCAAACATAACATCCCTAAATGCATCAAATGTATCCTCTGGGTTATTAGCAGTTGCACAAGGCGGGACAAATAATGCGTTTGTCCAAGTTGGCTCTGGAGGCTCAATCACAATCCCTGATGCAACTTTTGCAGAGGGAGATGAAATTTCAATTTTTAATAATACTGCGGGCAATATTACAATTACTTGTTCAATCACAACCGCCTATATTGCAGGTACAGATTCGGACAAAGCAAGCGTTGCCCTTGCAACTAGGGGTGTAGCAACTATTCTGTTTATCTCTAGCACGGTCTGTGTAATCACAGGAAATGTGAGTTAAATTATGAGCGGAATCCAATTATTGTTTGTTGGAGCAAAAAAACCTGTATCGTTTATTTTGGCAAACGGCGGTACAGTAACTACAGATGGTAATTTTAAGGTTCATACCTTTAATGGATCTGGTACGTTTGCTGTTTCTTCTGTTGGCACAGGGGCTGCTGGAAGCGACAAGATTGACTATATCGTTGTCGGCGGTGGAGGTGGCGGTGGCGGTCAAAAAGGTGGCGGTGGAGGTGCTGGGGGGTACAGGGATGCAACAAATGCCACGGTTACTGCAAGTAATTACACGGTAACGGTTGGTGGTGGCGGTGCTGGTGGCCCATATCTAGGTAATACGGGAGGTGCTGGTAGCCAAGGAACAGGGTCA